CTGATTGACCTAAAGTTCCATCGCCTACATAAACTTCTAGTCCAAGCGCGCTAAATGCGCCAGATACAATAGCGGATGTTAAATTGGTTGTTAATGGAGTTTTCGTTACGCCGTAAAAATCTTTTGGTAAGCCAACTGAATAATAACCGTCACTGTTACCCCTCATCCATTTTGAGGCTAATGAACTATTTCCTCCCGCGAGTCTGCTTGAAAAAGTTACTGTAACAGGATTAGCCGTGGCGTTTGGATCTTTGTCAATGTGGAAACTGACACTTTTTGGATCTGTGCTTACGCTATTTATTCTTGAATTTGATTGAATTCCAGCACCAACAACGTACATCCCCTCGGCAACCCCACCAAGTTCAGAAATATCTTCATTTGTTAATCCAATATTTTTATTTGACGCTTGGATGTTACAGTTTCTGGTAAATGTATTTAAATAATCATCGGTAAAAGATTGAGAAGACGTATGCTCTTTTGTACAGATATATGTATCGGCTCCATGTTTTATAACAGCGCCAACAGCATAAACTTTACCACCTTGCCATTCTCCATAACTAGATTCTGATCTATTGCCGAAATCGGCTTGAACAAAAGTGTAGTAAGGTTGTAATTTAGAATAAGCTAACAAATCTCTATAATTAAATTTTATACCAGGATACTCTAAGCCTCTCTTACTGCCAGCTTCAAGCAAACGATAGCCTTCTTTAATCAAAGCGACACAGTACAAACAATTACTTTTGCTTGTGTTTGTGTCTAAACCTAATTTAAATACTTCTGTTGCAGCGTATCCAGTTGACCACGTCGCATTTGGGGCGGTATCGTCTAATGTTCCGCTCGGCCACATTGCGATAACAACATCTCCAGCGCTCGCCATAGTATAAACAAGGTTTGACCATATATTATTAATATTTCCTAGGAAATTAGAGGCTTCGTAAACTCCTGCGCTACTATATCTATAAATAGAGGCGTAACCATAAGATTGGTTTCTTTCATTGTTTGCTATTAGCCAAGCGAAGTCTCCGCTTTGAGATACTTCAATATCATTAAAACCGCTTACAACTCCTTCCCAACTTGGCGTTGAGCTAGATATAATTAATCCAGTGCCAGCGCTTCCAGAAAAATCGATATCAATTTCTAAATTAGATAGAACTCCAGAAACTCCAGAAAATGTTAAAACATCCCATTTGGGATTCCCATCTGCAACGGTAAAACTCGGAAAAGTATAAGTTATTCCTGTTAAGGTAGTTAGACCTGTATAAGTAGATCCAGCAACTCTGGATTGAGAAGGGTAAACATCGTGGACCACCGATTTAAGTAAGAAATCTCCAGTTAAAGTTAAGGTCGCGCCATATGAACCTTCGGGGTCATCTACTGTATGAATATTAAATTTTCTAGTTTGCTTTTGTCTTTTTGCTCTAATTTGTTCAAGAGTTCCCGTGAAATCTCCATCAATTCCAGTTAAAGAGTTTAAATCTGAAAGAGAAAAATTACCAGATGGAACATGAATATAAACTCCCGAAGCAAGGCCGCTAACAAATTCTCCATCAATTTTTATTGTATTGGCAGCTTCGTTCACATCTAATATTCTACCAAATGAACGCCCAGCGTTTCTTATTTCGTCGCTAACGCCAAACACATCGCCGGGTTGCAAATACACACCTTCTAACCCAGCAATGAATGTAACTGTATCTGTTTCGTTTACAGAGCTTGTTAATGCGTACTTTCCTATTCTTCTCGCTTCTGATCTTGAAGTGCAACCAGCAGCATTTATCTTGTAAGGGTTGAGTCCATAATTTAAAATTCCATCAACATCTTCGACAAATTCAACTTTCGTTTTATAGTTGTCGAACTTGTCATTGTAAGTTACTTCTACGGTAGTGTATCTTTTATTCTTTGCAGTTTCTGAATAGTTAAACAAGCCATCTTTAACATTAGTATTAGCAAAGTAAACTAACGGATCTTTCTTCTTGTCCGCAAAGAAGGAAAAGCCTTCTGTGTTCCAATACATAATTCCTTTAAATATAGCTGCAATATCTTTTAATACATTATACGCTTCGTCCTTATTGAAGAAAATGATATTGCATGTGTATCTTGGCTCAAGACCGCCTTTACCATCAGGCACGCCTCTAAATCTGCCGTCGTCATCTACCGCGTCGCAATGCCTGCCGATATCGTACAGTGTCCACTTGTCAACTGAGCTTGAATCAATGTGATTTCCCAATCCGTAATTAAAATCAGTTATAATATCGTACAAAATCCAAGCTGGATTATCTGTCCACGCAATTTTGAAATTGCCATCCCAATCTCCGTAATAAATTTTGTTGCTATCGTAAAAATTTGCATTGCAGAATTGTTGCAGTTTCGAATCGGAATCGTGAAGTAAATTAAACTTTGCGCCGCCAGTATCTTCTGCAAGTTCTCTTAGGGTTCTAGTTCCAGAACGGTTGGCGTCCGTATTTAAATAATATAATTGAATTCCAGCTTCTCTCGCTCGGTTCAAAAGTGTCTGATAAGTTTCGGGAGCCATCACTTCTGGAGTTGATCCAGAAAAATAAATAACTTTTCTTACTGTATTTTTCCAAAGATTTTGCAAAACCGTTTGTTCTGAAAGCTTACCAACTTCATCAGTTGCACTGAACTGACTTTTCCTAAAAAAGAAATTGGCAATGTTAGTTTCCCGTGGATTTGTTGCTGGGCTTAACGCAGAGGCGTTTAAAGCAAGATCTAATTGTTTAAATAAATTTGTTTGATTTGTTCCAGCAGAGTCTGGAGTTCCCATTTCTGCAAACGAAGCTGTCTCGTAATACGTAAATCCAACTATAGTTTCTCCTGTTGTCGCTATAACTGTATTACTTACAGTTGCAGCAGTTTGCCATATAGAAAATCTTACATTAGTATACCCAGCAACTAATTTAGAAATCATTTCTCGCAAATTTCTTCTTATCAACGCTCTAGTTTGCGCGTTCATATTTTGATCAACCATAAACACAACGTCAAGACTATTTGGATTTGCTGGATAATCAGGATTAGCGAAAACATACCTTCTATCCAAACCATCTCCACCTGTTGGGAAATAATTAGAAGGCACTTTAACTCTCTTCATTTTAACGTCGAATTCTCTATTCGGTACGTTGCCGAACGTTCTTGAATCGAATTTCATGCCAACATGAGCTACGTGTGGATATGAAAAATTTCTATCTATCACTTCGTAAATGCCATCTAAACTAACTTCTTTTTTTACAAGCGGAGAAATCGTTTCTGCGGTTACTTTCTCCACAATAACGTACCTATCTTGTCCATTTTCAGACGGTAACAATTCAATCTCATCTGAATTGAGTAAAGTTGCTTGTGAAACTACATTAGTGTTGACGCTCATTTATTTATGATAAAATTTATGCTGTAATTGTAAAGGCTCTTGCGTAATAACGTTCATCTTTTGGATCGTCGGATAATCCGCCACTAGCTACAGTTGCGAAAAGTCTAAATGGTGGATTATCTGGAGAAGCGGCGTCTATGTAAACATAATGAGCGCCAACACTTAATTCTTGCGTAATTTCGCTTGGTATTGTAAAAGAAAATGTTCCGTCGTTTCCTATTTGAGTAGCTAAAGCCCTTACTTGTTTAGCTCCCTTATCTATTTGAGCAATTATATTTATAGCTGCGCGCGTCTCAGTAAATATGCCAGACGGTACGCTTACTAATTTGTATGTTGCGGTTCCAGCTAAAGTAATCGTTCCCCCTTTTGCGCAAGTCGCGTTGTTGGGGATACTATCAAATACCGCAGTCGTTCCAGGTGCACCCACAATGCTATTAGAAAATAAAATTCTTTTCACTGCTGGCGCGACATACTTTTCAAAAGATTTTTTTCTTAAATTATAAATTACTGGCAAAACCGCAGAAGGATTTCTTGGGTTTATTTTTGAAGCTAAAAGCTCTTCGTATGTTTTTTCTAATGGCATATTATTTCTGATTATAATTCAGATTACGATCCGCTGAATCTGGGTCTGAGCTTGTAGTATCGGTCACGCTTGATTGCGGAACAGGGTCACCTAGCATATAAGCGTAAGGAGAAGTTACTGTTCCAGTAATAGGATATTCTTTTCTTGTCATTTTTCTTGTTCCTTCTATGCCGTGAGTAACTGCTATAGTTACGCTTGTTGGTTTACTCATGCCCATTTGGCCGCTTTCACCAGCAGCGGAACCTTTATCAACTGTATCGGAAAGAGCCTCAACAACTAAACTAACTCTGATCTTTCTCACGTCTTTATTTTTTATGTGATGAACGAACACAAACGGATCTCTCACGTCTGTTGGATATCCAAGCGCCCAATTTGTAAAGCTTTTACCGTCTCTTGTATCGCTGGAACCTCCAACGCTTTGATCGCCCGGTGCATTCACTGGCCCTAATAATTTAAAATTAGCTGGTTTATAAATATAAACATTTTTAAAGTTAGCTAAAGGCTTTTGAGTTTCTGTTCCCAAATTAATCTCCATAACAACATTACGAAAGTTATATTTGCCGTCGTAATTCATGATGGGTACTTTATTTAAATAAATTCCTTTTAACATGTCCAAACCGTAAATTTTTTTACCAAATTGATCAACAAGACCATAAATTGGCCCTTCGCAAAGCAAATCAATAAATTCCATTGTTGATATGGATTTTCTTACGTCTTGGGCTGTCGGCGGAGTAAGAGAGGGAACTTTATCATTTTTTGGCCCGCTGCTGCTCCCCCTATAAAATCTATATGGATTTAAAATTTTCATTATGCTGTTTGAACTGCTTTACTGAAGTTTGGAGGCGAAACCCCTCCAAATGTCGTGGGCGTTGACAAGAAATTAATATTTACTTTCACTGGCGCAGAATAATAAATACTACCATTTACAGTAACCTTGCATCTATATTTGGCTTTGTAAAAAGAATATCCATTCGATCCGGGTCTGTCAGCTATGAATCTAGCAACTCTATTAGATTGTGCTGACGTTTGCTCGGAATAAGTTATAAAATCTTCAACAACTGAACCGTTGCCATTTGCAGGTGTAGAGGTTTTAACAAAAAGAGTTTTGCCCGCTGCGACGGTTCCGTTACTTTCGGATGGGGCTGCGCCAATTGATGTCCAATTTGTGCCGCCATCAGCAAATATTTTATACTCTTCATTAAGAACCATGCTAATTGCAGGAATTATTCT